CTGCTCAAAACGCAGCGCACCAAACTTGTCGCCGCGGCAGCAAAGAAGAAGGCGGATGCTTTGTGCGCGGAGATGCGCAAGCGCAAGCAAGCCAAATGAATTTTCTGATGGCAAAAGCGGGTTCGTGCAGGCGCGCATGGTGGTGCGCGCCTCGGAGCAAGCCGGTATGCCCAGCCCCACAGAGCACGACTAGTGGGGCGCCATCAAACTTTAGAGCGTCAGGGAATGCGGCGGACGTTGTGGTCTGGTCATTTCATACCCCTGCCCCTGTAACCGCATAAAACAGGAGCCGCTCTACTTTTTCTCATGATTAGCTGGTCACCATATCCAATGCGCGCCGAGGTCGCCGGTGTCGGCACCGCGTGGCTGCTTTACGTCCAGCCACAGGGCGGCATGGCGAACGACATCTGGACGTTTGTGCCGGAATCCACCGGCCAACCGCTGCACGTCCGCAGCGACCAGTTCCATTTTTCTGAGAATCCGACTTTAGACATAGCAACTTTGGGCGCTGACACGGCTTAACAAATCGGTTCTGGGAGGGACCGCGCGCTAACCAGTCAGCGCCCATTACATTTTAGAGGGGAGAGCGCAGCGGAGTCTGCGCAGAGGGAGTGAACGAACAGAAACAACGGTTTCAGCCGACCGAGCACCCTGTGATGAAGATCGACACCGATCTTTTGAGCAAGTTAGGGCCGGAAGAAGGCTGGCAATACCTCAAAACGAGGGAGGAGCTGATCGCGCGCGAGGCGAGCGATCCGTTCCGCTTTGGTTATGTGCCGCCGCTGTGGAAAAAGGCCAGCGAACTCCTCGATAAACACCGAGAGCTGCTCGTCATGGGCGGAAACAGGAGCGGAAAAACGGAGTGGGCGGCGAAGGAGGTCATTAGATTAATGCACAGCAAGGCCGGAGCCGTCGTCTGGTGCTTCGCCGAGACCTCCGCGACCAGCATCGAGTCGCAGCAGCCGCGCCTTTGGAAGTTTATGCCCCCTGAGTGGCGCAATGCGCGCAAAAGTCAGGTCACAAACATCAGCTACACGGTCAAAAACGGTTTCTCGGAGGCCAAGTTCGTGGCGCCCAACGGCAGTATCTGCTGCTTCAAAAATTACGCACAGGATTTGAGTGTCATAGAAGGCGCCGAGCTGGACATGGCATGGTGCGACGAGCTGGTCGGTCTGGATTTGCTCGAAACGCTTCGTTTTCGCCTCGTAGACCGCAACGGCAAGCTCGCGGTGACGTTCACGCCGGTTCAAGGCTACAGTCCGACCGTCGCGTCCTACTTAAACGGCGCAAAAACCGTCGAGGACGCCGACGCCGAGCTGCTGCCGAAGCGCGCGGAGAAAGACGGCGAGCAAATTATCACCGGATACGAGAAAGTCCCGATCCTGCAGATGAGCACGCGCAACCGGCCGGTGCTCTACTTTCATACGCGCGCCAATCCATGGGCCGGATGGTCTCGCATGCGCAAGGAGCTGCAGAACGAGACCCGCGAGCGGATACTTTGCCGCGCCTATGGTGTGCCAACCAAGGCAATCTCCGGCCGCTTCCCACTATTCAACGAGAAGGTTCACGTCATCAGGCACAGCGACGTGCCGGAGGGCACGCGGTATCACTGGGTCGATCCTGCCAGCGGCAGAAACTGGTTTCAGCTCTGGTCCGTCCACGACTCGGCTGGTCGCTGCATCATCTACCGCGAATGGCCAAGCATGGACGACTATATCCCATCTATCGGATATGCCGGAGAGTGGGCGCTGCCGGACGGCAAGAAGATGGACGGCAAAGCGGGACCGGCGCAGAGCGACTTCGGCTTTGGCTTGGAGCGCTACGTCGAGGAGATCAAGCGCGTCGAGAACGGCGAGAAGATCTTCGAGAGATACATGGACAGTCGCTTTGGCAACGCACCGACGCTCGCGCGCGAGATGCCGACGACCCTGATCGATGAGATGGGCGAGCTGGGCGTGGACTTTCTCGCCGCACCGGCTGACTCGATTGACGAGGGCATCGCCATGGTCAACTCCATGCTGCACTACAACCCTGAGCAGCCGGTCAACGCGCTCAACCAGCCAAAGCTCTACATCTCGGAGCGCTGCAAGAACACGATCTACGCGCTGGCGACGTATACCGGAGCGGACGGCAAAAAGGGTGCCACCAAAGATCCGGTTGACTGCGTGAAATTCATCGCGCTCTCCGGCGCCGGAAACGTGGACGGCGAGACGCTCATGTCCCGCGGAGGAGGAAGCTACTAGTGGCTCCCACTGGCATAGTTCCCCCGCCCCCGCGCGCGAGGCCATGGCGCGGACGCAGCAAAGAGCCGCCGCGCTGTGGCGTCTGTTCTAAGCAGCTTCGTATCGAGGACATCCACGGAGTTGACGAACAACTCGGCCCCATCTGCCGCGAGTGCGGCCCGCACGTCATCGCCGCCAACAACGTCATGTATCCCTTTTGGATATAAAGCATCACGAACGACGCCTTAACCCATACGAACGACTGCATTCGCCATTCGCAAACCCCGAACTCAAACAACTTAAACTCATGGCGGTGCGGCGTGGAAGGACACGCGGCCGGACAGCGGAGCGTTACAAAATAACACACGAATATGTAACAAGAGCGGGTGTCGAATCCCGCCACCGCCGCCCTAACTTATGTTCACAAAAACCAAAACCATACCGGTGGACCGCTATGCCGTGTCCGACAACTACGACCCCAAAGGCGCTCTCGCCTTTAGCCGCGAGCAGGCGCCGAATGCCTACTTGGCCGTGATGACCGAGCTGCAGGACCGCATCGCCGACGCCGTCACGCTGTGCAGCACGATGGCGACCTCGAAAGAGGGCGGATATCTCGCACACGCCGCCGGTCAGCTCTGCGCGCTGCAGGAACTGTGGGACGCGCTCGAAGCACGCCGCGCGGAGTCGCATCGAGTGGAGTAGCTTTTGCGTCGTAGTCCAAGCGTGCTTTGGGTTTTAGCCGCCAATGTAAGCATGCGGCGACACTATACCCGCGCAGTGCAGCGTGAAGTGAACATTCCGGCTTCTTAAAATACTACTGGACATCCGTTCAGTATTACCGAATACTAGATGTATCAACGTGGAGTGCGCTTTCATGGCGCTGGGTGTTGATCGGACTGAGAGACGAACTCTCTGGCACTACTTGGAGGTATAAGTCCATGGCGGAAGGGAAAGTGGCGTCGAACGACGCTGATGTAGATGTAGTTTCACTAGCTATACAGGAGCTGTCTGGCGGCATGCCGGAGCAGAAACTGGAAGAAGTGAAGTCGGCGGATGACGCCGAAGATCTTTTACAAGACGAGACAAACGAAGAGGAGACCGAGGAGAACACCGAGGAAACCTCCGAAGAGGACAGCACAGAAGAGTCTGGCGACTCGGAAGATTCCGAGGACAGCGAAGACGAGGAAGGCGAAGCGCCATCACCGGACAATGTCCAGAAGCGCATAAATAAACTGACGGCGCAAAAGAAGGCCGCAGCCGAAGAAGCCGCCACCGTCAAATCGCAATACGAGGAAGCGCAAAAGCGCCTTCAAGAGCTGGAAGCTCAGGTCAATGAGGCTTCGCGCCCGATCCTGCAGCCTAGCGCGGAGAACCCGCTCGCCGATGTCGATACCGCCGAAGCGCTTGATGCGAAAATCAAGAGCGCTCAGGAGGTTCGCCGCTGGGCATTAAAAAACAGCGACGGCGCCAGCGTAAGAAAGCCAGACGGAACCGAGACCTATCTCGATTCCGATGCGGTGAAAGAGTATTTGATCCGCGCGGACGATATCCTCGTAACGCATGCTCCCGCTCGACGCGAATGGCTTGCCCAAAGGCAGCCAGCAGTCGAAGCGGCCAAGAACCTGTTCCCCGACCTCTTCACAAAAGGCAGCGCGCTCAACCAAGCGTTCCAAGCGACCGTAAAACAAGCGCCGGAGCTATTGAAGCTCCCGCAGGTTGAATACTGGGTCGGCTTGGCGCTCTACGGAGAGTCGCAGCTCATGGCCAAGCAGGCAGCGTCTAACGCTAAAGCCGCCGCGTCGAAGAAAGTCTCGTCTAATAAGATCGCAAAGACACCTACCCCAGCAAATCCGATTAGCGCACCGAAAACTTCTACCAAAGGAGCCGTTTCTAAAGCGGCAAGAGACAGAGTTATGTCGAGTGGCAGGATCGATGATCTTGCCGATTACGTCTCGGAAGCTCTGTTCAACTAAGAACAACCTCACACTAGAAAGAAAAACTTACTATGGCAGCTCCCGCGGGACAATTGTTCCCCTCAGTTGGCAATAGGGAGGACATCCTTGATGTTCTTACCTACGTCGATAACAAAAACACGCCGATTTCTTCGAGCATCGCTCGCGTCGGCGCAGACATCACTAATCCTTCGGTTTACAGCTATTTGGCCGATTCCTACAGCGCTCCGTCTACTGACGGCGTTGTTGATTCCGCTGACGTGACCGAGTTCTCCGATGCGGCCGCAAACCGCGTCATGCTCAGTGCTCGCGCCCAAAAAATTCGCAGAACTGCCCGCGTTTCCGATTGGCAGGCGAACCTCGCTGACGTTGCCGCCATCGGGCGTCGCAAGGAATTTTCCAAGGCTATCGCCAAGACGATCTTGGAAGTCAAACGCGATGTCGAAGCGACCATCAGCTCGGACAACGAATCCGTCGAAGGCTCCGGCAGCGTGGCCTACAAAACTCGCGGACTCGGCAAGTGGATCGCAACGGCCGGTTCTCAAACCGACCTTCCGGTTCCGACCTCGCAGGCGACTCCTTCTGCCAGCATCAACTCGACCGCGACCGCGTCGCTCACCGAAAGCGCCCTGCAAAATGTTCTGCAGAGCATTTACGAGCAGACTGGTAGCCAAGATCGACTCGTGCTTGTGGCGGGGCCGAGCCTTAAAAAGGCTGTGACCAATATGACACGCTTCACTGTGAATAGCACATCGAACGTGTTCAATCTGCGCCAGACCGCGCAGGCTTCCAGCTCGGATCGTCTGGTGTCGAATATCTCGTTCTACGAAGGAGATTTTTCGACCGTGGAAATCGTGACCAGCCTATTTTTGGCTGCCAACGCTTCGACCGACGCCGAGAAGTATGCTCGCGGTTACATCATGTCGCCTGAGAGCGTCATGCTTCGCTACGGCCGCAAGCCGCGCTTCCAAGAGCTGCAAGACAGCGGTGGTGGACCGCGCGGACTGGTGGATTGCATCGTGTCGCTCGCGGTTATGTCGCCCAAAAATATGGGCAAGTTCTCCGCGACTGCCTAATTCAAACTCTTAACAACTAACTAGAAAAAACTAATAAGATGAAAGTGTTTGAACTTCCCACAGAGAGCAAAGCCGCAACCGGCTACACGTACAAAGTCGTCCTCGATCATACCGATCTAACGAACGGCACCGACGCGGGTTCGCAGACGATCACCCTGATCACTCTGCCCGCCGACAGCATCGTCACTGACGCCGCGACCCACTTGGTCACGTCGTTCCAGTTGACCGGCACGTCCGCGTACAACAGCAACACGATCCAAATCGGTGTTTCCGGCACGACCGATCAGTTGATTGCTTCCCAGCAGATCAACACCAACGGCACTCCGGTGACGACCCGCCGCTTCAACAGCAACACCCCTGTTGCTTATACAGCGAGCACCCCGATCATCGCTACCGTTGCTTCGATGGCCTCGTATGACCTGCTTGAGCTGAACGCTGGAGAGATCCACGTCTTCCTCGCGGTCAACGACCTCAACAAGCTCTAAGAGCGTCTTAACACACTGCCGTCCGCACTGCGTATGCGGGTCGGACGGCAGAAGTTAGGATGTCAGATCAAATATTCTCCGATCTGGTCGGAGACATGGATGACGAGCTGGCTCACCTTGTAAAAGAGGAGCTGCAGACAGGATGGCGCGCACAACAAGTGATGGCCGCTATCGAAGCTCGCAAAGCCAAACAGGTCAACGACCAGTTAGAACACTGCACTGTAGACGGCATCGGTCAGCACGTTATGGACGTTCCGGCCGATGCTTATTTTGCATGGCAGAAGCATCTAGGTGACGGCTGCTGGTCTGACAAAACATTCCGCCACTGGTTTCTAAAACGGAACCCTGAGTGCGCGATTAAGTATACCCCGCGCAAA